AGCCGGAGCGTTCGCAATGGCCTGCCCCAGTTCGCCCAGCAGGTCCTGCAACTGCACACCACGCAGGCGCGACGGTTTGATCCAGACCTTGGCTTTAGAGATGTCGCTGAACTTGATGCCCGCCATTGGATTGGACGTGATCAGACCCAGCTTCAACGCCTGACGAAATGCCAGGGCCAGCAACTGAAACGCCAAACGCACGTAATCGATTGAAAGGGATTCCTGTAGCGGCCACATGAACAGGTTATCGAGGGTCGCCTTGTTGACCTCCACCAGCGGCAAGTCACCCAGGCGCGGCAGCAGGTGGCACTTCATGGCCGAAGCACCGGTGTTCTTGCGCTTGGCCGACAGGCTGCGGTCGCGGGCCATGCGATCGGCGTACCAGGTGAGCAGCTCACCCGTGGTGACCCATTGGGAAATGGTCGAGCCTGCATCTGCAGATACACGCAGGCGCACGGCTGGCAGCTCGGCCAAAACCTGCTTGGCGCTCAAGTCCGGAAAGGCTCCGATGCGGTGCCAGCGGCGCTTGCTGAGCAAGTACCAGGAGCCACGGGTGCGATTCTTGGAGAAGCGAAAGTGCAAGGCCGGGTGACCGGCATCCCGCAGGTCGCGCACATGCTCAAGCTTGGCATTGCGGCCAATTTCCGCGTCGGACAGCTTCACGGTCAGGGTTTTGATTTTGGTGTTCAACGGTCACCTTCCTGCGGGGGTTGCCGGTCGACAACCTCGTAAGTGGTTGGCCACATCAGGCGACCAAACGTGTGTGCCGCACTTTCATGCTCAAACAGAGCCACGGCCCGGTCGGGCTTATGGCTCAAATCGAGCTTGTAGGAGCAGCAGTGAACAGCCCAGCGGTAGGCGCTCGGCTCAACCGGGGCCAGGTGAGGATTAGGCATGCGCTGCACCTCCCGAACGCATGGCCCGCAGCGCCGCCAAAGCCTTGTTTCCCACTTCGGGTGCGCTGCGCTCGATCGCTCGTGGCGGCAAAGCCAGCGGCATTTTCTGCAACGGCAGGCCCGCCAGAATTCGGCGCACCGTGATGGTGTAATTGCGCTCAAACAGCTTGATGCTCAGATCGTGGGACAGCCGATTGAGGTTTTCAAACCCGCACTCTTTGGCCGTGTGCCACACCGCATCGTGAGACCACTTGGCCTGGCCGGCCATCGACGGATGCGCGTTACGGCAAGCCTCGCGGTGAGCCGCTGCCAACCTCGGCAGGCCCAGCATTTCCGCTGTGGGGGTACACCATTCGATGAACGTACCAACGTGCGGCACAAAGTCTTTTTTCGCTTGGCGAGCACGCATCAGACCAAAACGCAGTTGCTCTGTACTGCAGATCGCAGCCTCAAGAAACCCTTGCATCCACTGTTGTTTGGCCGCTTTGTAGGTCGCCATATCCGGCCACGCTTGCTTCCACGCTGGGAAGATCGAGCGAAGCTCACGGAACAGACCGTTGATGACCTTGGCCGTGGCATGGGATAGCTCGGCAGCTGGCTTAACGGCTTCGCTCTCACCAGCAGCAATGAATTCACCGTTCTGCACCTTGGCCCACAGGCCGGTAGCGATTACTGAAACTTGATTCATTGGGTGGCCTCCTGATGCAGCCAGTCGGTATCTTCGTCGTCAAATGGTTCGTCAGTTCGGGGCTTGCCCGGGAAGCGGCTAACGTTGGTTCCGGCGCTCTTGACCTGATCACGCTGCACCCACTTGACCAGCATGCTCACCCACTCGGCCTGGGTGTTGATCACACCCTTCGGCTCGTAGTGGCAGGTGAACAGGGCAATCACCGCTGGAGTGAATAGAGCGCCAGACAGGCCAACGTGAACGGCATAGGTTTTTAGGGTTTCTGGATCGGGCAACCAGTCCAGGGTCATGGCGACCATTTCGCGAGGGTCGAACGGCTCATGCGCGTTGGGTGGGTTTTCTCCCTTATATTCCCCTTCCCTTCCGGGGGTGAGGGCTCGTCTAGGCTCTGGCGGTTCCTCGGCGAGGGCTCGTCGAGCATTCTCCGAGTCAGCGTCGATAGTCAGTCGATATGCAGGGTGTTTGATCGTCGGTCGGTCGATCTTCTGATGCTTCCAGCCGTTGACGTGCAGGTACTCTTTGCCCGACACCTCGTAGAGATCGATCAGCCCATTCGTTGACAGCTCGGCGAGCAATTCAGCGACTTTCGCCGAGGTGATGTCGTCACCTGGGAACACCAGTGCCTTAAGGGTCTTGGCCGACATTGGGTGGTTGCCCGCGTCGTCGCAGAAATTCCACACGCCGATAAACAACAGGCGTGCCAAAGGGCTGCATTCCATGACCTGTTCACTGGTCCAGAACTCGGGTTTGATCGTGCGGATGCGGGCCATTACACGGCCTCCTGTGCGGTGGTCGTGGCATGTAAGGGTGCAAGGCGAGGTATCACGTCAGCGGTGTTGCGTGATGAACAAATGGTGCACATAATGGCCCCCGAAAGAAGTTGTGAAGAAGCCGGTCTAGCCACCGGCTTTTTTTTGCCTGCGATTTGGTAACTGGATGGATTAACAGCTAATCCGAGGTGCTGTTCTCTTGAGCCAAATGGCCTGACAATCGAATCTCTGAACTACGCGACCATCTCGGACCAGGGAAACGATGGGCAAAGGTCGCCGCGTTTTACTTGGCCTTTTGTCAAAGCTTCGATCTGCAGAGCTCTTGGTGGGGGAATTGGCCGGTCGCCAGAGCACCACTGACTGACAGTCGGGGCTGAGACGGCAAGGCGCTTTGCCAGATCGGTCTGGCTCCCTACGATGCGGGCCGCCTCCCGAGCTGCTTGTGCTGGTGTCATGGATGTTCTCCGTTAGATCGCCGGGCAAATATAAGGCATTAGCTAATCACGGACAAGCTATTGCCTACTCAACCTGCTGATAGGCTTAATTAGGCAATGCTTACAGGTAAAGAATTAGGCGCAGCCATCGAGCAAGCTCGACTCGCCAAAGGTGTTTCAAAAAAGAAGCTCGCCGAAGATTTCGGCGTGGCGCCTCCGTCTGTCCAGGGCTGGGTGAAGACGGGGCGAATAGACAAGTCCAAGCTCATGCAGCTAATGGACTACTTTTCAGATGTGGCCAAGCCATCGCACTGGGGCCTGAGCGATCGTGTGACCGAGTTTCTATCCATATCGAACCCGGCTGACAGCAATGTCGTCAGGGACGAAAAGGAAAGCAACGTGATCCCTATCAGCTCCCGCAGAAAAAGCGCCGATATCAGTTTCGTCACCATTCCCCACTTCGACGTCTCTGCATCAATGGGGCCTGGCTGCGCACCACCTGAACACAATATTGAAGTTATCCGGGACATCACCGTCCACGTTGACTGGCTGAAGAGCCAGGGCCTTAACTTCTCCAAACTTGAAAACCTCGCCATCATTGATGGTGACGGCGACAGCATGGAAGGCACCTTTCGCAATGGGGATGCTTTACTTGTAGATCGTGGCATCACAGATGTTCGTACCGACGCGATTTACGTCTTCACCCTGGATGGCGACCTGTTCATCAAGCGGCTGCAGCGAATGACCGGCGGCTCGCTGAGAATGATTTCTGACAACCCGATTTATCCGGCAATTGTGATTGAAGGCGCACAACTCGAACGCGTCCATATCCAGGCAAGGGTTCTTCTCGCATGGAATGCTCGCAAACTGTAGAAAATTTTTCCCTGGGGAGGGAATCATGGAATTTGAAGAAAAGCTCGCAGGATTAGCGGCAAAAATTCGACAACAGAGCGCAGCCATTCAAACCGAAGAAGCAACTAAAAATGCTTTTATCATGCCCTTTATCCAGTCCATTCTGGGTTATGACGTTTTCAACCCACTTGAAGTAGTGCCTGAGTTCACCTCCGATATCGGCACGAAAAAAGGCGAAAAGGTTGATTACGCCATCCTGAAAGATGGTGCCATTCAGATCCTCATTGAAAGCAAGAAAATCGGTGAGCCGCTGAACATCAACCATGCCGGCCAGCTCTTTCGCTACTTCCATGTTACAAGCGCACGCATCTCCATCCTTACAAACGGCCAGGTCTACAAGTTCTTCACCGACCTGGACGCCCCGAACAAAATGGACGAGAAGCCCTTTCTAGAGCTCGACCTCCTGAACATCGACGAGCACGCCATCCCTGAGCTGCAAAAGCTGACAAAATCGGCGTTTGATGTGGACTCCATCATCAGCGCCGCAGGCGAACTCAAATATGTCGGCCAGATCAAACGCATCCTGGCGGCTCAATTCAATGAGCCTGACGATGATTTCGTAAGGCTTTTCGCTTCGCGAATTTACGATGGCGTCATTACTCAAAAAGTCCGCGAGCAGTTCGGCCATCTGACCAGAAAGGCCACAGCGCAATTTCTGGGTGACCAAATTAACGAACGCCTCAAGTCCGCTATCAGCGGTAATACTCAGCCGTTGTTTTCAAGTCAGCCCGTGACGCCCTCTCTTACACCAGAGGTTGAACTCCCGGCAGATGAAGAGAAGGATCTGATTGTTACGACTGAAGAAGAAACCGAAGGCTACAACATCGTCAAAGCGATTGTGCGTACCGAGGTTGATGCCAAGCGCATCGTTGCTCGTGACACCCAAAGCTATTTCGGCATTCTTCTTGATGACAACAACAGAAAGCCCATCGCCCGCCTCCACTTCAACCGTGCGCAAAAATACCTCGGCCTGTTCGACGCTGATAAAAAAGAAACTCGGCACCCTATTGAAACCCTGGACGATATTTTTCTGCATACCGACGCCTTGAAGTCGACAGCCAAGCTGTACGGCTGAGGCCCGCCTGGCTGGACAAACCAGCCAACCGAGCGCCTGTTTCCAGCAACAAACCGAAGCCCGCCTCTGCGGGCTTTTTCACGTCCACAGAAAAATAATTAGCCAATGCCTATTTACACAAAATAGGCATTGACTTATCTTTGCCTCATCGAGCAGCCGAACAGCCTCGATAGGCCCCCAACAGGGCTCGGGTAACCGGAACGCTCTTTAACAACCAACAGCTACAAAACGCCGGACGGGAAAGGCCGTTAGCACATTCATAGGCTTGAGCCTCCCTGAGTGTCGCCGTATCAGCCTCGGTAAGACGGTGAGCAAGAACCCCAGGCTCTCGCCATTAGCGAGCCTGTTCGCTTCACGGGCACTTTCGCTGCTGCACCTGGCTTGCCGGGTGCATCGGGAAAACAACCGAGTAGACATCATGGAATCGACAATCGTAGACGGTGCATGGAAAGGCCACCTCGGCCGAGGCCTTGCGCCGCGGGAACTGCAATTCGTGCTGTCAGTTGCCCAGGGACTGACCGCCAAAGAAATCGCCAGAGCCTTCGACATTGCGCCGGGCACCGTGGTCAAGCGATTGGCCTGCGCCATGTACAAGCTTGGCGTTCACCGCCAGGGCGCGATGGTCGCCGAAGCGATGCGCCGGCAGATCATCACCCCGCTCTGCCTGCTACTGGCCGGGCTGATCGCAATGCACGCCGCCACAGACAGCGAAATGTCACGCCGCGACCGCCGCCCTTCAGAACGCCGCTTCGCCGAGATGCGCCTGGTGCGACGCGCCGAAGCGCTCGAACTGACCGTATAACCCGAATCAACCAGCGCCACGACAGCCTGTCGCTAACTGCCCGAGCCCCTGGTACTCCCCAGCACCAGGTCGTATCGGTCTGATCTTCGGCATTAGCCAGCCTGAGTACAGACCGATGCGGACGCCAACCCAGCAGACGCTGGACACCTGCATCCCACCTTCCCTGCTAATGCTCAAAACGGAGGACTTAACCATGCACAAGTAAACAAAGACGGGCACGCCCGCACAGCCAGGCTCTTACATACGGTGGCGTTTTAAGAGTGCAACACAGCCCGGTTTCGACTGGGCTTTTTAATACCTGCGTTTATCCGTCAGCACTCCATTGCGCGCCCATCGGCAAACAGCGTGGTGCCCGAGTGCTGACGAATAACCGTAACCCAAGTCGAGGATCGACCATGTACCCATCAATCGCCCAGCGCATCACCGTTCTCGACGGGTTGCGCGCACGTGCCCAGCAGGCCACGGCCGAGTTCTACCAAAAGCCCGGCGTACAATCGCCACCGCTGGCTCCGCTGATCATCGTGCGCCCAAGCGGCAACAACACCTTCTCGCTGATCAATCGGGCTACTGGCGTGGTCGTAGCCGAGCGCTTCGGTCACAACAACGCAACCAGCCATGCCCGGGTGCTGGAAGCCAAAGCGGCACAGTCCGGAATCAAGCAGTTCGGGAAATATTTTCGCAGCTGGACATTACGCATCGGCGCATTACTGGCTGTGTTTGTCTTCTTCGGCAGTGATCTGTGAGGCGTATGAACACCTCGGTGCAGCGCCGCCTTCGCCAGATCCAACACCACTTACCGCCCAGCGGGCTTGAAGAGACAGTTCATGGCCAAATCTGCAACCGAGCGCAAGCGCGAACAGCGCGTGCGGGAAAAACTGAGCACGAAGGAAAAAGAAGCGCTCCTGCTGTCACGCAAGATTGTCACGGCCTTGTATCACAACGATGACGCCGCGCTGAAACGAACCATGGCGCGCACCGGAATCGATGAGGAACAGGATCTGATATCGCGCTTCATTCGCGGCGCCGACCGCATGACTGATCAGCAATTGGCGGAATTTATCCGCCTTCTGTGATTGTCACGCTTGCATGTCACTAACGAGAAATAACCTCGCTGCATCCGGTCACGGAGGGCGGCGTCTGCATGGAGAGCACCATGAACAACAAGCCCACTAATGCGCAGGTAGGCCTGCTCTGGCACACGCTGGGACTGCGACCTGATTGCCGCGATAGCCGACACGTATATCGAAACCGCTTCCTTGCCGGCCCCGGGCACAGCGACATGCCCGATCTGGAAGCCTTGGTCGCCGCAGGCCTGATGGGAAGCCGAAAGCCACCGGGGTTTTGCGACCAGAGCGAAATTCTCTACTTCGCAACAGAAGTGGGTGAGAGATTCGCCATCGCCGAAATGCCACCCGCACCGCCGCCGCCAAAACGTACCAAGTTTGATGCCTACCTTGATGAATGCGAGTGCTACGACGGCTTCGCCCACTTCCTTGGCATCAACCAGCCCATGTTCCAGCAGCGTGGCGACTGGAGAAATCGAGAGTACCGGATGGTTCGCTACCCCCATGGAAGCGCCTACCGGCAGCATCGACGCCATTACAGTTTCTCGCAGTGGTCACCCTATGAAATGCTCGAAGTTGCAGGCGAGCGGGCTTCGACCCAGAAGGCGGCTAAATCTAGCTACAAGGTCGCCCTGAAGCATTATCGCGAGCGCCCGCGCTTCCCGGCCAACGACTTCGAGCGGGCTTATACAGCCTGACCTTCATCGTCTTCCCCATATCAACGAATCACGCCAGCCGGCGAGGCAGGCCCACGCTTGGAGATAACCCATGAGCACATTTGCCGTGTTCGGAATGACCCGCGACGTTGCGCTGGCCGAGGCAAAGAAGCGCACCAAAGGCACCCGCAAGAACGTAAAAGCCCCTGGCGGTGTCGAGCCTGTTCCGCTTGCTGAATGGATGGAACTCGTCGAGAAGAAGACAGAACAAATTATGGGGGGGGTACGGTTCGCCAGCTCTCACCGCTATTTGATGCCCCACAGTACGCAGAACAGTTCATAGAGTTGGCTCACAAGACAATTCAATGCAGGGACCTTCGCATCAGGGCGAAGCGCATCATGACCGATACAGAAGGCCGGCCCATCATCAATCCAAAGACTAAAGCGCAACGGGTTGGGTTCTGTGAATGGCAGCCAGATACCCGAACTCAAGCTGCATAGTCCTCTTCCTCCCCTTAAACCAGTCTCCCCACTAAAAATCACGCTACCCGGCGAGGTCTACTTATGTCCGCTCACCAGAAGAAATACCCCTTCGATTTCAAAACCCAGTACGGCCTTGGCTTCAACCAGCAGGACGATGAGATCGTCGTGGACTTCTTCTGCGGCGGTGGCGGCGCCGGTACCGGGCTGGAAATGGGCCTTGGCCGTGCAGTAACGGTCGCCAAAAACCACAGCCCTGCAGCGATCAGCATGCACACGGTCAACCACCCGCATGCAAAGCACTTCACCACTGACGTGTTTGAGGGCAACCCTGACACCGAATGCGGTGGCCGAGCCGTGGGCTGGTTCCATATGTCGCCGGACTGCACCCATCACAGCCAGGCAGCCGGAGGGCAGCCCCGCAAGCGCGAGATTCGTAACCTGTCGTGGATTGGCCTCAAGTGGGCTGGCATGAAGCAACCACGGGTGATCAGCCTGGAGAACGTGAAGCAAATCTTGCAATGGGGGCCGCTGGTGGCCAAGCGCTGCAAATCGACCGGGCGTGTCATCAAGCTGGGTGGTGGGACTGCTGAGCCAGGTGAAGTGGTGCCGGTCAGCGAGCAATTTCTGGTACCCGACCCGAAACGTCGCGGTCAGACCTGGGCTGTGTTTGTCGCCGAGCTGCAGCGCCTGGGCTATGCAGTCGAATGGCGGGTGATCAAGGCCTGCGACTTCGGGGCACCGACCAGCCGGGAACGCCTGTTCATGATTGCCCGCTGCGATGGCCAGCCCATCGTGTGGCCTGAGCCAACCCATGCCAGGAACCCTGCTAAAGGTCAGCAGAAGTGGCGCACCGCCGCCGAGTGCATTGACTGGACCATCCCGAGCAAAAGCATCTTTGGCCGTAAAAAGGATCTGGCCCCGGCCACCCTGCGCCGTGTTGCCAAGGGTATGCGCAAGTTCGTACTGGATGCCGCCAGTCCCTTTATCGTACCGATCGCTAACTGGTCTGGGGAAAGCGTGCAGTCTGCGGATGAGCCACTGCGTACCGTGACCTCATGGCCTCGCGGTGGATCGTTTGCAATGGCCAGTCCGATCATTGCGCCGGCCACTCACCAGGGCAGCGACCGGATAAATGACCCAGGCGCCCCGCTACCGACAATTACTTGCGCGAATCGTGGTGAATTGACGTTAATCAGCCCTGTAATGGTGGGTGCTGGTGGCCCTGCGTACTCCGGAAAGCCGGTGGCCGTCGATCAGCCAGTTGGCACCCTGATGACGCAAAATCATCGTGCGATTGCATCGGCATGCATTGTTCAGGCAGGCCACGGAGAAGGATCTGGAGAAAATAAACGCCGTAGTCACGGGGTGAACGATATCTGCGGCCCGTTAGGCACGGTTACAGCCAGCGGCGGCGGTCAGTCCATCGCTACTGTGTTCATGGCCCAGATGAATGGCGGCTTCAACACAACTGCCGCGAAAAGCATCGAAGACCCCATGACCACTGTGACCAACTCCGGCAGCCAACAACAATTGGTCACCGCCAACCAGGTGCACTTACGCGGTAACTGCGATGCGCGGGACTTGAACGACCCGCTGCACACCATCAGCGCAGGCGGTACGCATCACGGACTGATGACGGCATACCTTGAGCGTCAGTTCGGCGCCAGTGTCGGCCAGGGCCTGAACGAACCGGCACCCACCATCACCGCGGGCGGTGGCGGCAAGAGCTCACTGGTCGAGCTGCAGCTCTCGCCAGAGGTTGAAGCCGGTGCCATGCGGGTCGCAGCTTTCCTGATCAGCTACTACGGCACGGAGAATGTCAGCGACGCCAACGAGCCGGCGCCGACCATTAGCACCCGTGACCGTCTGGCACTCGTCACGGTGACAATCAAAGGCACGCCGTATGTGATCGTTGATATCTGCCTGCGGATGCTGCAGCCGGCCGAGCTGTACAAGGCCCAGGGCTTCCCGGGCGACTACATCATCAGCCACGGTGCCGACGGCAAGCCCTTCACAAAAACCCAGCAGGTCCATATGTGCGGCAACAGCGTCAGCCCGCCGCCGATGGCTGCATTGGCCAGGGCAAACGATCCGTGGCGCATGACGGAACGTCAAGCAACTGCAGCAGCAGCGTAAAACCACCTTCTTGCGCCTTTCAATCAACGCTGTAACCAATCTGACTATGGCCGTCATAAATTCAACATATGGCACCAGAACCTCAAGCAGTTCAAAAAGTGTTTTCGCAGCTTCCATTTCTTAGACCCCACAAGAGCAGAGAACGGTTTCTCTGCCTACAGGAGGTATTAAATTCGGTGCTGCTTTGCGGTTCCTCTTGGGCTTTTTCCACGCTATCACTACCGCCCGGGCATGGCCCGGCAAGGACTCCCCATGCCTACAGAAAACAAAACCATCGGACAACTGCGCCTCGACCGGATCATCGCTGCGAACGAATTCATCAGGGTTATTGCTAATTGCGGTCGTCGTTTTTTTCGTAACACGGGAGCGGGGCACGATGCATACCTAACCCTCAACGCTCGCCGCAACATCGTCTGGCTGTTTGACGACTACACCGGTGCTCGCATCAACGTTGTAAAAGAAGGTCGCTGGGATGGTTTCTCGCACGGCGGCACCCTCAAGAGCCTGGCCGGTTCTATCGGTGCGTTCGTACTCAGCGGGAAGACGATGCGCTACGGATATTTCCAGCCAACCATGGATAACGGCTTCGAGAATCCTTGGGGCTATGGCGACGATATCTTGATTGTTCGCGATGAAGGTGTTCGCCTTGGACTGATCCGAAAGCCGGATGTCCAGCAGGAGGCGGCATGAACGCCCTGCGTCGAAAAGTCAGGATCAACAGCGGCCCCATGCGGCCGCTGGACTTAAACGTCATGTGCGACCAATGCAACAGGTCACGCGCCCACGGCAACCACACCAAATGCAGCAGGTTGCGCCAAGCCGAAGCGGCTCAGCGGCGCTCGCAGGAGAAGCAGTGATGAATGAGTTCCAGCGGCATAGGAGTAAATCCGTACTCCTACTGCAAAACTTGTAACCCTTCCCCTTCAAAGTCAGCCGAGGAAAGCTGCTATCACGGTGGCAAGGACCCCACTACCTACAGACTTACCAAACTCAGCGAGTTGCGCCAGCGCACCAGATTTATCTGGGGCGGCTGGGTTAGAGAGCGTATCTATGATGGACTGAAAAGCCGCAAGCTGTTCACCCTTCATATCTTGCATATGAGGTTTCACCTCGGCCAAAAACGAATTCAACTTTCCCGGATCTACGAACACGGTCAGGTTGATCAGCTCACCCGAGATGTTGAAGCCTCGATTGTCTTCGATCACTACGTTAGCGGTATGCGGCGTATCCATCTTTAGAAGCGTTCCACAGTTAATTGCTGTGTTTCCTTTAATCGTAATCATTTGAGTCATCCCGTTTTATAGTGGCAATCTGCGATCAAATTCGCAAATCAACTTATATCCCATCCCCCCCTCAAAGTAAGCCGCTATAACGGCAAGGACGAAGTCATGCCTGAAATTAAGTGCCATCACGGCTGCTCAATGAGCGTCGGCACAGATCAGTGGGTCGCAACCCTCACCATCGACCAGATGCGTTACGCCTGCAAAGCGATGGGTGAAAAGATCAAAGCTATCGAAGATGCACCCAAACGAACAGTGTGGCGGGTATGCCGAGGTGGCCTTTGCGAGGCCAACTACCGCGAAGAGGATTACGAAAAAGCTGCTGACCACCTGCTTCGAATTTACAAAGAGCGGTTCATGTCCGAAGCCGCTGACTGGATTGAAAAGCCACGCGGTTACCTCAACTTCGAGCGGGACCTGCCCCATATAACGCCTGAACGGGTATCGCAGCCCGAATATGACACCGAATGGTTTCCCGCAAAGCCCTAGCCAAATGCATAGCGCTTTTGGCGCAGAGGTAATTTATGGCAAACGCAACAGCAGCAAAGGTCGGACAGCACCTGCCGCGCATTCTTCGCGCTGGCGAAGCACCTGGTTACCTCGGCATGTGCCGTGGCGAATTCGACAAAACAGTCAGGCCCCACGTCCGGGAATTTCGCATCGGCACCCAGGGTGTCGGCTTTGATCGGATCGAGCTCGATGAGTGGGTAGATGCGTACATCGCAAGCAGGCTGATTGAAAAAGCAGTCAATCAGGACAACAATCGGCCTCGCAGCGAGCGCCAAGGCAAAGATAACGGAGCTACGCCATGGCCCAAAAAGCAATCACCGGCCTCCAGAAAATGCCGAGCGGCATCTGGAAAATCGACAAAAAGTACAGAGGAGAACGAATTCAAGAGAGTACTGGCACTTGTGACCGCCAAGAAGCCGAGCAGTACCTGATCCACTTGCTGGAAAAGCTTCGACAGGAAAAGGTCTACGGTGTCAAAAAGGTCAGGACGTGGCGAGAAGCGGCTACCCGCTTCTTGCTGGAGGTGAAGGATCAAGCGTCAATCCATATATCTGCAACCTATATGGCTCAGCTTGATCCGTTCATTGGGGACATGCCGATCACGCACATCGATGATGACTCCCTGGCACCGTACATTCATTCCAAGCTGCACCCTGCCGAGGGCAAGCCTGTAACGAATCGCACGGTCAATATTGCCCTTCAGCGGGCAATCAGGGTTCTCAATTTGTGTGCGCGCAAATGGCGTGATGATGAGCGCAGACCATGGCTCGATGTTGTGCCGATGATCTCGCTCCTGGATGAGAAGACGAACTGTCGCAAGCCCTACCCGCTTTCTTGGGAAGAGCAGTCGATCTTGTTCGCTGAACTGCCGGCACACCTGCAGACCATGGCCATGTTCAAGGTCAATACGGGGTGTCGGGAGCAGGAGGTTTGCAAGCTTCAGTGGGATTGGGAAATCGCGGTACCGGAGCTGGATACCACAGTGTTTTTGATTCCGGCCGGGTTCGGCGGGCGAAGCGCAAGGTCTGGTGTGAAGAACCGGGACGAGCGCCTGGTGATTCTCAACACGGTGGCCAAGTCGGTCATTGAGAAGCAGCGAGGCCAGCACAAGCTGTACGTCTTCCCTTTCGGCAAGCCAGACGGCGACGGCGACGAAACAATGGTTCACCGCATGAATGACTCAGCCTGGAAGAAGGCCAGGGTCAGGGCGGCGAAGAAATGGCAGGAGAAGTATTTGCGGCCGGCACATGATGGCTTTGCCAGAATCCGCATTCACGACCTGAAGCACACCTTTGGGAGAAGGCTGCGTGCAGCAGGCGTGACTGAGGAGGATCGCAAAGCATTGCTCGGCCATAAGAACGGTAGCATCACCAGTCACTACTCAGCGGCAGAGCTGGACCAACTGATTGAGGCTGCAAACAAGGTATCAGTAACCGACTCACGCGCACCAGCGCTGACGATCCTGAAGAGGAGGCAGGGATAGCAGGAAACCCAAGGTCACTCGAAAAGTCACTAGGGTAGAAATGAAAAAGCCACCCATAAGGTGGCTAAGTCATTGAAAAATATGGTCGGGACGGAGTGATTCGAACACTCGACCCCTAGCACCCCATGCTAGTGCGCTACCGGACTGCGCTACGCCCCGACTAGGCGTTACAACTTGCTAGAACGTTGAGAAATATACCTTAAGCTTTTGAAATACGAAAGTATTTTAAATGCCTAGGTTATTTCTTCAGTACCAGCAAGACATCCTCCAATTCGGAGATCGTTTGGCGGATCAGCTGCTTGTATTGCGTGGTGTCATCTTTGGCTTCATCACCGGAAAGCCGCAAGCGCGCACCTCCAATGGTGAAACCCTGGTCATAAAGCAGCGCACGAATCTGCCGGATCATCAGCACATCCTGGCGCTGATAATACCGGCGGTTTCCGCGACGTTTTACGGGGTTGAGCTGAGGGAATTCTTGCTCCCAGTAGCGCAGCACATGCGGCTTTACACCGCACAGCTCGCTGACTTCGCCTATGGCGAAGTAGCGTTTGCCAGGGATCGGCGGGAGCTCGTCGTTATGACTTGGTTCCAGCATAA